ATTATCTACATTAAGAAAGCATACTGATAGGCCAATAAAAATTCGTTGTCATCCGGGAGATAAAACTGCATTACATTACGGAAAACAAATTGAAAAAGAATTTGGTGTTCGTGTAAGCGATACTACAAAAGTTTCTTTATTGGATGATTTAGATAAGTGTTGGGCAATGGTTGTTAAGAATAGTAGTCCAACAGTTGCGTCACTAATGAACGGTGTTCCAATTTTTGTGACTGATCGCAATTATTGTCAAGCAGGACCGTTAGCAAATACAGACCTTACTCAAATTGAAAATCCAACACGTCCTGATAGAGAAAAGTGGTTATGGAAACTTTGTGCTAGTCATTGGAACTTAGACGATCTAAAAAATGGCAACTGTTGGCGCCATATGAAAAAATACGTCTAATTAGGGATCAACATAAAGTCATCTTTACGTTGTTCTGCAAACTTATACCCCCAACTTTCAACTAATTTTACAGTATCAATACTGCTACGTCGTACAGTTGTTTTCTTGCTTCGTGTGACTTCTAGTGCAACTACAGGTTTACATCTTTTAATAGTTTCTTCTGCACCAGCAAGTACAAATTCTTCAAAACCTTCTACATCAATTTTTATTAAATCAATTCTATCATAATTAAAACTGTCAAGGGTTCTAATAGGAATTTCAACAATTTCTACCATATGTTGTTTAGGATGTTTACCTGCTAGATACAACTCTAACTGCTCAGGATCATTAATAATTTGACTGTGTCCTGCTGTCTTTTTTCTACGTTTAGCATACATCTTATCATTTGTTTCACCTAAGCCACAGTCATGTAATACAATATTATCATAGCCTTCACAGTTTAATTTTAAACAATCAAATGTTTTAGGAATAACTTCAAATGCTTCTACTGTGTCATAAAACTTTGACATAGCAGTTGCCATAAATCCATAATTAGCACCAATGTCAACAAATACTCCTCGTTTATCTTCAGGTACAAACTTGTTTAAGTATAAAGGAAAGTTTCCTTGCCAACTAGGATCACCACGCATGGCTACCTCTGTATACTTCATCATATTTTGTTCTTCGTCACATATCCACCAATCGCCTGATTTTTTCATTATTTGTCTCCTCGTAAGTGCTTTCCGTATCTATCTTTATACCAAGGACTAAACAAGTTATATTTTAAAAATTCTTTTAATAATAAAGAATCTACTTGTAAATCTGTTTCCAGTTGACGTCCTTGAATTTTCTTTTTTCTAACCACTCTATTCCAGTCTTGTATTGTTTGCACCTTAGTGGCGATTTGTGCATAACTCATTCCTGCTTTGCGTTCCCAGTCCATTGCATTTTTAATGTTTGCAATTTTTTCTGTACGTTGTGTATCATTTCCAAAATAACTAAAATGCCAACCGTTTTTAATTACAGTGTGTCTTTTAAAAGCACCTGCTTTTGTGTACTTGAACGCACCTGTGCTTAATGGCTTTTCTTCTGGTAGGTTTTCTAAATTAGTAATTCGTGTACCTGGCCAATTACGCATACGTGCATACCAATCAAGATATACAACTCTTAAATCTTGATCACAAACAATTTGTTTTTCGCCTGCTTTTAACAAACGTTTAATTTCTGCCAATCCTCTTTTATCCCAAATTTCATCTAGGTCACTGTAAAAGAAAATTGCTTTATCAGTTATTTTACGTGCTTCATATACTAAATGATCACGTGTAATATTTTGTATTGTTTTAAGATTTGTGTGTTCTTCACTATCTAAATATTCATCAGGATGTTCAACCCATTTATATATAATTTTATCTTTAATTGTTTGCGGTAATGATTCTAAAACTTCTAAAAACTTTTGTTTGTTTGGACGACATCTCCATGTTTGATTACTTTCTACAATAATAAACTTATCTACTACATCACTTAGGTAATTAAGTCTAATAGTACACAACTCTTTTTCGTTAAAGTAAGGAAAAGCATCAATGATCATATTATGTCCTAAAAATAATTGGCTGAATGTGATCTACTTTTTGACCTAACTTAAATTCTTTTTTCATTTTTTGTTTGTGTGGCATAAAAGTGTACACTGTGTCGTCTTTTAATTCTTTAATTGCATTTAAGTCCCAAGCAACTTGTGGAAGTTTATGTTTATGAATATATTCGTCTACATATCTTTTTACATCAGGAATTTGATAGTCATCAAACACAACAACTTTACTCATCTCAAGTTTTTCGTGATCGTGTTTTACAGATTCATAACTGTGTCCGCCATCAATGTAAACTAAATCATACTTGCTTTCTTTTAGGGTATCTTGTGTCCATCCTTTAACAAGTTCGTATGTAAATCTTTTATTAGATATTCTTTTTAATAAATGGTTTGCGTAAGTATAGTCGCCCGGACCTTTACCGTTAATCTCTTTTAAATCTGTATCTTGATCTGCAAGTTCAAATGCATCATAGCCAACATAGTGTAATTTGCTAGAATGATTATCAAGTACATACTTACATAATTGTTCTGCTGTCTTACCTCTATGTGTTCCTATTTCACAAATTGTTAGTTCTTCGCTGTCACTAAACACCTTGTCTAGTAATTGCATCCACGGCACAAACAGATGTTTTTTCATTTCCAATAACTCTCAGTGCGTTCTACTTTAAGATCTTTATTATAGGATTTTCCATCTACTTTTCTATTACCTTTCATATGGTCAATGTATGCACCAATACTACTGTTGATAATAGGGTGTCCTTCTCCTTGGATTGAAACATTACTTAAACTATGTTCCATAAAGCCTTCTACATTTCTAAACTCTTTTACAATTTCATAAAACACAAAACTGTCGTGCCATTCTTTCATTGTAAAAATTCCTTCCTCTGCATGATCCCAAACCCATTGGAATCTACTTAAGAAACGTTTAACAACTTCTTCTTTAATTGCCATAGAATAAAACCCGCATTCTGGCCATTTTGGTTCTCTACTAAAATAACAAATATGTTTGTTTGCTGGAACAAAGTTTTCTAAAAAATTAATTGGCATTGCACTATGACACAGTGTATCAGCGTCCATCCAAATTAATGTATCCACATCTGATCCTTCTAAACTTTTTGCACAATCAAATATTGCAAAAACTTTATGACAAAAACGAATAGCGTCCCATTTAAATCCTTTGTGTGAATCTACTCTACCTTTTGGATTTTCTTTACCATTTGCTTTAGGTACATCTTTCCATTTTGCTTTAAACTTTACAATACCCGGATTCTCCATCAAGTTTCTAATATGAATATTAGTTTTAGTGTGTAGTGGTGCACAGTTTTCTGCGTACACATATAAATCGATTTCTTCGGGCCAATTTTTTTCAAAACTGTCGATCATATTCTGCCCGTACAAGTTCATACCATCTTCATTGAACGTTGTGACTACCGCAAATTTTCTTGACATTTTATCCTCTAATAAATATAATATACGTATATTTAGTAGGTATTAGATGAAGTTCAAATTATTCAGAGAGAATGGTGCATTAAACAGTCAACCTGTGTTTGATGCATTTAGCACAGGATTAACACAATTAGGCCATACAGAACACGAAGATTTTGATGTGGCTGTTATTTGGAGTGTTCTGTGGAACGGTCGTATGTCAAAGAATAAACCAATTTGGGATTATTGTCAGCAAAATAATAAACCTGTAATTGTTTTAGAAGTTGGCGGAATTAAAAGAGGCACAACATGGAAGGTAGGTATAAATGGAATCAATAGAGATGCTTTTTTTGGCAATAGCGGTAATGATAGCAGTCGGGCTCAACGACTCGGATTAGAACTAAAACCCTGGACAACTGGAAAACATATTGTTGTATGTGGTCAACATGATAAGAGTCATCAATGGAGAGATATGCCTCCTATGAGTGCGTGGGTTTCTAACGTTATTGACGAAATTAGAAAACACACAGACATGACTGTTTACTTTAGACCACATCCACGTTGTACATTGCCTGGCATTGAACACGAGTTTAAAAATGTATACAGGCAAATACCAATACACATTACAGGCACATATGATGATTTTGATTTTTCATTTAAAGATGCTCACGCAGTTGTAAGTTGGACTAGTAATCCAGGAATACAAAGTATTATAGGTGGAGTTCCTGCTTTTGTTGGCCCTAGTAGTTTAGCATGGCCAGTTGCTAATCAAACATTTGATACTATTGTAAATCCAATCAAACCCGACAGAGAGCAATGGCTCAACGATTACGCACATACAGAATGGACAGTTGAAGAAATAGCAACTGGAAAACCTTTGGAAAGATTAATGCCAAAATTGGTTGACTTTTCATAGGAATCTGTTATAATATAAGATATATAATTAATAAACATTGGTGACATAGTCATGGTGAATTCCACATTACCCGAAGGGGCAACTAACACAATCGACGACGCAATCATGTTTCTTGGAGGACGTGGTATTGGATACACTAACTCTTGGGAAATAACAACAATAGCAATTAATCAATACGACTTGCCTATTGTAAAAAGTCTTTCTGAACAACTTGAAAGAGGTCTTGCGTTGACTGAGAAACAAGGAACTATTGGTGTTAGACTTGTAAAAAATTATCAACCAATTCTTAAAAAATATGGGTTTGATACAGACGAATTACTTACAAAGAAACCTTTTTCAAAACCATTTAGAGTTATTGATAAAACAAAAACACTACACATTGATGGAGAGTATATTGTTTGTAAAAGTCCATTCATTGCTGACCTAGTTAACAAATTTAAGAAAAGAAAGAAGCCTAGTTATACCGCAGGAGTATATGACGGTGAAAACAAATCGTGGTCGTTTCAACTTAATGAAACAAACGTGCAGTTTTTATTAAATGCTACAAAAGGTAAGGGGTTTGACATTGATCCTCAACTTAAAAAAATTGAAGATAAAACAAAACAAATTAAGCACGACGGATTAGACTATTATCCTGTTCTTACGCATGATAATAAATTTATTGTTAAAAATGTTAATATACCTGAACCGTATGCTTCAGAACTAGCAAGTATTACAGATCCTGCTCAAGCAATTATGTTTAGTAAAATGCTAGGTTGTTATGTTTATGATGATGCCGTTGCAGTACAATTAAAAAACCATCCACTTAACAAAATATTGTTAGATCATAAAAACAAATATATTGTTAACAAAAAAGTTCATAAACGTTCAGACTTGATGAACATTATCAAAGCAAGTAAGCAAACTGTTATTCTTGTTAGTTCAACTGATGTTGATAGTTTGTATGAGTGGATCAATATGTTTGAACTACATAATTTAACTAACAAAACATCTGTGTGTTTTAGATACAAAAAAGACAACGAAGCAAACACGTTTATAAAAGAAAAGGGTGTTAATTTGTTTGATCCTACAAATAAAATACTAATTACAAATGAAAAGATTCCTAAAACATTTGTTAAAAATGATATAAAACCAAATTTAGTTTTAGTTGATTTGCCTGTGGAACCAAGTCATTATAAAACACAATCGTATATTGCTAACAAGCCGTTAGTTGTAAATTTTACACACAAAGGGGATACCAATAGTGGCATCTTGTAAACTTATTATTAAAGATGAAGTAAACGTAAAGTTTGAAGGTCTTGATCTTCAAATGCGTAAACATCTTGTAAACAAATTTAAATATGAGATTCCGTATGCAAGATATTTGCCTGCATATAAACTAGGACGATGGGACGGTACTGTAAGTTTCTTTGGACTAGGTGGTACAACATATATTAGTATGCTTGAAGAAGTTCTTGTTGAACTAGATAGCAAAGGAGTATATGTAGAAGTAGAAGATTTGCGTGAACCAACACAACTTAACTTTGCAACAATTGATGAAGAGTTTTGGGGTGACACTTGTTGGCCTAAAGGACATCCTGCAGAAGGACAACCTATTCGTTTACGTGACTACCAACTTGAAGTTATTAATAACTTTTTATCTAATCCACAAGCACTACAAGAAGTTGCAACTGGTGCAGGTAAAACTATTATCACTGCTACACTTTCGCGTTTATGTGAACCATATGGGCGTAGCCTAGTTATTGTTCCTAACAAATCGTTGGTGACGCAGACAGAAGAAGACTATGTCAATTGCGGCCTAGACGTAGGTGTGTACTTTGGTGATAGAAAAGAGTTGGGTCACACTCATACAATTTGTACTTGGCAAAGTTTAAACATTCTTAGCAAGAAAACTAAGAATCACGAAGCGGCAGTGACTTTCCAAGAAGCAATGGAAGATGTTCGTTGTATTATTGTTGACGAAGTACACCAAGCAAAAGCAGATGTACTTAAAAACTTGCTTACACAAAACTTTGCACACGTTCCTATTCGCTGGGGACTAACAGGTACTATACCTAAAGAGCAATTTGAGTTTCAAGGCATTAGAGCAAGTTTAGGTGATGTTATTAATAACATTAGTGCAAGTGATCTACAAGCAAAGGGTGTACTTGCACAATGTGATGTAAACATTATTCAAACTGAAGATGTACAAGAGTTTAGATCATACCAAGAAGAATTAAAATATTTAACAACAAACGAAAAAAGAATGGAATGGGTTTCAAAATTAATTGCCAAAATAAGCGAAAATGGCAATACTTTGGTACTTGTTGATAGACTTTCTGCAGGTAATATGCTACAATCATATATTAATGACAGTGTCTTCATTAGTGGAGAAACAAAAGCAGACACAAGGAAAGAACATTATGATGAAGTTAAAACTGCTGATAAAAAAGTTATTATTGCAACTTACGGTGTTGCCGCAGTTGGCATTAATATTCCTCGCATTTTTAACCTTATTCTTATTGAGCCTGGTAAGTCTTTTGTACGTGTTATTCAGTCAATTGGCCGCGGAATTAGAAAGGCTGAGGACAAAGACCATGTCCAAATTTGGGACATTACAAGCAGATGTAAGTATGCCAAACGACATCTTACACAACGTAAAAAGTTTTATAAAGAGGCTAATTACCCCTTTACAATAGAAAGGATTGAAATTGATTAAATGAATATACTAACACTAGAAAATAAAATGTTTAATCTAAATAATCTTCCTAAAGAAATAAATGAAGATATTAGGTACAGTGTCTTAGACAACAGTGATCCTAAAGAACCAGACTATTTCTTTATGCCGTTGATCTATTTAGAAAGTTTTTCATCGCCAGCAGTTGTTTTACAAATAGGTAAACATCAAGTACAAATGCCGTTAGAATGGTCAATGCTAATTGGTGGCAGTGAAGGAAATGATTTAGAAGTATTGCCTTTAACAAGTTTAAATGATAGAGGGTTTGAAGCATATACTTTTAATCCGTTAACAGGCTTTAGACCAGACTTTACACCAGTAGACGTTGTTAATGTTTATCAAGATGTAAAATGGTATTTTCCTAAACTTAAAGCAGGACAACTACTAACTACGCCTTTACATGACGGAGAAAATCCTGAATGTGTTTTCTTTGTAAAAGAAGTTTCAAGGTCTTGCGAAACATTGGATTACAGTTTATTGTTTTAATATGTTTTTTAAAAAACCAATAACAGTAGATTTTTATACTGACGATCAACATTCTTTTGATTTGTTTAAACCAGACTTATCAAAAAAGTTTATTCCTGAGTGGTGGAAAAAACTTCCTACTAGTAGAGAAGACAATCACCCACACGTTCATGTACAGGACCTAGATGTTGCAGGTATGAAAACCTGTCCAGCAATTATTGGTTATATGAAACAAGGTATTATTATGCCTAGTCCAGCAAGTTTTGTTGTTCAAAGATTTATGGACGGAAAAATTGCTTTTGATGTCTTACCTGAAAAATTCAAACAACCTAGCAGTCATACATCTGATGACTATGCTGATCACAAACCAGGTTTTCATCATATTAAGTTTCCGCTACCTTGGAGAATTAAAACAAGCGAGAGTATTGAATGGCTGTGGACACAACCAACATGGCATCAATCAAATCCTTTAAGTCATTGGTCAAGTCCTGGAACAATTGATTTTAAATATACACACGTTGCTGAGTTTAATTTCTTTTTACCGCAAGGAAGTAGATTATCAATTAAACCAGGAGAACCTGTTGCTCAACTAATTCCTTTAAGCAATAGACCTATTAAAATTAATCATCATTTAATTACAACAGAGGAACTTCATCGCCTAGACAACTACAAAGGATGGAGAATTAATAACTTTAAAGAACGTCTACGATTACAGAAGGAGAAAGGGTAATGACTATGAAGGCAGGTAAGATATGGGGACAAACAGAACTTATTCATGCAAATGGTGTACTAGAGTTTCATCGCATTGAATATAAGGCAGGGTATAAATGTTCAGAACATGAACACAAATATAAATGGAACGGATTCTTTGTTGAATCGGGCAAGATGATTGTCCGTGTTTGGCAGGATGACCAAGATGGATTAGTTGATGAAACTATACTTGGTCCAGGGGAGTTCACGCAAGTGAAACCCGGCAAAATTCACCAGTTTGAAGGTTTGGAAGATGGAGTCGCTTTTGAACTATACTGGGCAGAATTTAATCATGACGATATTGTTCGTCGAACAGTCGGCTCCATAGTAAAAGGAAAGAAGTAATATGTTTGGACTTTTTAAAGACGTTGATAAAGCAATGATGTTGAAATTAGCATTTCTTCATGTTGTTGTTATCACAATCTCAAACGCCCTAGTCAACATTCCAGTTGAGATCGCAGGCGTTAAACTAACTTGGGCGGCATTTACGTTCCCGTTAGTAATCTTAGCAACTGACTTAACAGTTAGATTGTTAGGTAAATCAATTGCACGAGCAACTATTGCGGCGGCATATCCTTTAGCCATTATTGGATCTATTGCAGTAGTACTTGCTGAAGGTGCACCTGAAAGTGTAGCACTACGTATTGGCTTTGCATCAGCAACTGCTTATGCTATTGGTACATTTTTAGACGTTTATGTTTTTCAATATATCAGAGAAGCATATACAAAAGCATGGTGGGCGGCACCGGCATTATCAACTATTGTTGCTAACGTAATTGACACGTATACATTCTTCGCTGTTGCATTTAATAACAGTGCTGATGAATATATGGCAACACATTGGGTTGAAATTGCAGGCTCACAAGTTGTTCTTAAAATTGTAGTTGGTTTGATTATTTTCTTACCAGCATACGGTGTTCTACTTAACTACCTTAAGGGCAAGTTAGCAGATAAAGAACAAGGATAATATGGTCAAGATATACGAGTCTCCGGATGGTGGTGAAACTGTTTATGAACGTGACACTGATACCGGGACTCGTGTACTTGTTTGCGAACCACATTGTCCTGAATGGCATATTGATAATTACGAATTTATTGAAATGCAAGAAATGGCAAACGAAGGTAATAGAACATTGCAAAAAATGTTCAAACAAATTAAAACAGTTTATGATTTGAGTAAAGAAAATGATTCAACCAATTAGCACAACACCAACGCTAGTATGGAAAGCAACTTATCCAGGAGATTTCTCATCTGCGGTTGTTCGTGCTACTAAACAAACAATGCTTATGCCATCAGATGCAGGTAGTATGCGTGGTGGTGGAAAAACAAACGCTAATCATAACGACCAAGATCCACATATGTGGGAAGAACTACACGACTTTATGGTATGGCTTCAACCAGTTGTAGAATCAGTTTGGAAAGAATGGGATATGCAAGATATTCCGTTAGAAGTAATGAACAGTTGGACAAATATAACTAATAAAGGTGGATACGTAATTGAACACGATCATAGTCCTGCACATATGGCGGCAAGTATCTACTTAGAAAAACCCCAAAACAGTGGAAATATTGAATTTAGAAATCCATTGCATTCAAGTTGGACATATATGCCAAGAAGTCATGCAGATTTCAGTAGACAAGACTTCTGGCAGGAAGTAAAATGTAATACTAACGATATATTATTATTTCCTGCTTGGTTATCACATAGAGTACAGGAAAACACTGTAAGTGAAAATAGAATTGTAATGAGTATGAATATTGTAGGAGTAAAGCATGGCTGAAAAGAAAAAGTTTCTTGATTTAAAAGCAATGCTACGAGCAGTTGATCGTAGAGACAAAGACTGGTATAATAAACTTAGTGATGACGATAAAAAGTTATTTGCACCGTTTATTGCAATGCGTTATGTAAGCAATGTAAAAGGCGATCAGTTTTTCCAAGAACATTATTTAGAAATGACAAACGAATTTGTCAATAAGCATCATTGGACATTAAGCAAAAATCACAAAGGACTGCTATGGAAACTAATGGCAATGTGTGGTGCTTATGAAAACTTTTTCCATCAGTATGTTGCGGCTCCAAAGAAACAAGCAAAGAATAAATTTGAACAATACGTACTAGATAAAAATCCTAATATGAAGGTAGACGATGCAACAGCCTTATCAACTATTATGTCAAAAAGCGAACAAAAAGAATATATGGAAGAACGTGATCCAAATGAATAAACGTGACTTTGAGTGTGTACATTGTGGCAAAGGGTTTCAAAAAGAAAAGACCCTTGTTGCTCACTTGTGCGAACCAAAGAGACGACATTTGCAAAAAGATGAAAAGCGTGTACAAGTTGGCTTTTTAACATTTAATAAGTTCTATCAAACTGTACAAAAGAGTAAACCTAAAACATACGAAGAATTTTGTAAAAGTTCTTACTATAATGCGTTTGTTAAATTTGGTAGTTTTGTGACAAACGTAAGTTGTATATACCCAGAGAAATTTATTGACTTTGTAATTAAAAGCGGAGTTAAATTAGATCATTGGTGTCGTGATGAATTGTATGACACATATCTATTTGAGATGATCAAAGTAGAACCTGTAGAGGGTGCAGTTAAACGTTCGTTAGAAACTATGATGGATTGGGGAGATAAAAACCAAGCACCATATAACGATTATTTCAAATATGTAAATCATAATAGAGCAGTTAATGATATTAGATATGGTCGTATTAGTCCATGGATGTTATTAAATTCTGCAGAAGGTGTTCAACTTTTAGAAAGTTTTAACGACGAACACTTGAATATTATTGAACCTGTTTTAGATATTATATATTGGAAAAAACACTTTACAAATAACAAAGATGATGTTAAACTAGTAAAAGAAATAATAAAGGAAGCAAACATTGCCTGATGTTGATTTAGATTTTTTTGATCGTGAAAAAGTGCTAGAAAATTTCAAGCACATTAAGGCCTCGCGAATAGAAAAAGGAACTCTTAAAAAGCACAACACAGGAATTTATTTTCATAATGCACCTGTCAATCCTTTTACAGATATCTGTACTATCGATCACAAAGAAGCAGACGAAAGAGGATATTTTAAAATAGATATGTTAAATGTTCATATCTATGAGAAAGTAAAAGACGAAAATCATTTAAATACACTATTACAAAAGGAACCGTTATGGGAATTACTTACCGAGCCAGACTTCAGCAACAACTTATTTCACGTCGCAGAACACAGCGACATTCTAAAAGAAATGAAACCAACGAGCATAGAGCAACTGGCGGCGGTACTAGCGATTATACGTCCCGCGAAGAGGAGTTTGCTTGGACAACCGTGGGATACGGTGATGAAGAACGTTTGGACGAAACCTGAAGACGGATCCTATTATTTTAAAAAAGCACACGCAGTAGCATATGCTCATGCGATTGTGGTACATATGAATTTAATTTGCGAAGAACTATATGAATAATAACAACGAAGAACATTTTATTTTTGAATACAATAACGAAGAAGAGGCAGAAGTAGCACAAGTTGCCGCACTATTTGAAAACGAAGCCGCATTACGAAAGCATAGAGATATGATGAGTGAAAAGCAATCTAAACCAAGTTTAGAAGAATGTATTGAGTGTGGAAATGAAATTCCTGAAGCAAGAAGAAAAGTAGTACCGGGAGTGGAACTGTGTGTAGACTGTGCTAACCTACACGAAAAGTTTAACTAATTACTTTAATTTACGAACTAGTTGAATGCTTTTGCGTTTAACACGTTTTTGTGCAATATCGTGTAATCTAACAACAGGACCAAAAAGTATCTCAACATCTTTTGTATTGAAACTTTTAATCATGTGTTTGAACAACTGCATTTCTCTTTTAAGGAAAATGTTAATAGGAAGTTTTCTGTTTGATTCCCACCACCATACTTCACCGCACTGTAAGATTAATGTTTTTTCTTCGTCAGTGCAATTCGCAAGATCGTAAATACTTGTGACGCTGTGATCTTGATTAATAATGATCCCAACGTACTCGTTGTTTGCGTGTTTGATACCGCTAATAAACGGTATTGATTGTTCTAATTCTTCGTTTCTAATTGCCATAGTCTTTCATATAAATACAAGTAGGATGACACAATGATATGCTCAAAGTACCAATATATATTTATGAAACCGGTAGTACCATTTACAGTGATTTGGACTCCGGAGTAGAACAAGGATATGCACCTATGTATCAAAGCGATTTAAAAGTGTTTAAGGGGGTGTCAAATACCCTTAAATTTACGGTCAAAAATCAAGACCAAAAACCTATTGACATTAGTTCAGGAAACACATTCACATTTATGTTGCTAGACAAGGAAACAGGATCAACGTTTTTAAATAAGTCGATGACTGTTGTCGATGACGGAAGTACACGTTCTACTAAAGGTGTAATTACAATAGATTTAAGCGAAAGCGATACTGTTGATCTAGTATCACAAACTTATAGATTTTCTATCAAACGTACAGTAAATAATGTTCAGAAACCTACATATACGAACACATATCATGATGCTTGTGGTAGAATTGCTATTGTAGACAACTGCTTTACTACGCACACTGAAAGCGATAGTATTACAACGTTTAGTGGTATTACAGATTATGATACAAATATAACAACATACACAAGCAGTCATATTGATGCAAATGCAAGATTTAAAAGAGCAAACCCATTGCATACTATCCAATATGAAACTACTGGATATGACGGAACTTTATACGTTGAAGCAACACTTGAT